GTGAAAAGTCATATTTTGACACTCATCTACAATAATCACTGAATCGTTGAATGTTGTTCCACGTATGTAAGAAGTAGTTAAAAAGCTAATCACACCTTTTTGTTTGAGCTGTCCGTAGGGATTGTCCCCTCTACTAAAAAGCTCTTGCATTATATTTACATAAGGATTTTCATAGACTTTTGACTTCTCATCTTCTGTTCCAGGCAAAAAGCCCATTTCTCTTGTAGGAACAGCACTACGTACTAGAACGATTCGGTCATGCTCTTCTTTTTGAAGGTCATCCAGTGCAAGATACAAAGAGATAAATGTTTTTCCTGTTCCTGCACATCCGTGTAACATTAAATGTTTGTTTGATTCAAATACAGCCAATTGGCTTTTTGTAAGAGGCTCAATCTCTTTAAGGTAGAAATTGAGTGCAGATAATGCGTCTCTTCTTTTTTTCGGCATTAAATCTTCCTTCGACTATCTTCCTGTCTTTCTTCCGAAAGATCGTATAATAACCAGGGCTTTTTGTTAAGATAGAGAACAGAAGCCCATTCTTTGCTATAGTGTGGCTTGTTAATTATAAAAGGAAAGTTTACGCCAGAACACCATAGCCTTGTATGTGTATCCCTCGCTTCTCTTCTTTTTATTCTTACACTTTTTACTGTATGCCACTCTGTTTTTTCATATGAGAATATTTTTCCGTTACTATCCACCATAACTGGAGGATTTTCTTTGAGAATATCGAAATACTCTTCATACGCTTTATTCAACTTTTTAAGTTTGTGTGGTGTTTGTAGTCTTCGTACTCCGAGAGTATCCCCTGCTTGGTTTCGGTCGTCTACTACTAACTCATTGAGAAGTAGTAAACCGTCACGGACATAAAAGTCCTCGCTCGGCAGGGCATACACCGGAAATCGAACATACTTGAGTACTTGTTTATACGTTAAGGATGCTACCATACTTCGACTCAAACTTACCCATTGAGTAATCGTCTCCGATTTCAAAGTCACAACCTACTGGAGCGCCTGAAATATAAATGCCACGGTCTCGTTGAATCTCCTCTTTCAGAATTGCTGAATATTCTTCAACTTCGTCAAGAGGAACTTCAGCAAGCACAGAGTCATGAACGAGAGCGAAAATTTTACTCTTCATACCTTTCGCCTTGATACGTGCGTGCGCTTCTATAGCTCCAATGAGGTTAATATCCGAAGCAGCAGACTGAACCAGAAAGTTCAGACCAGATCGAACGGCGTGTCCTTGAACTCCCTTGTTGTCAGAGAGAACGTCTGGAAGACGACGCTTTCGACCAAAATGAGAATAGATACTCCCATTTTTCAGTATGAGTTTCTTTTGTGATTCAATCCACTCTTCGAGTTTCCAGAACGCACCAAAGTATTCTTTAATTACTTGACGCGCTTCGTCTACAGACATTCTTCCACCGTCTTTCGTAACCTGTTCAGCAATCTTATGTGGACCTGCGCCATACATAATACCAAAGGTTACAGCTTTTGCAGCCTGGCGATAGGTGGTGTACTTGTCTGCAACCTCTTCAATTGGACAGTCTAGTCGAAAGACTTTATGTGCAATTGTAGAGTGAAAGTTTCCGCCGGAACGGAATACATCCTGCAACTCGATATCATCTGCAAGAACAGCGGCGACATACACTTCGGCAGTCGTCAAGTCCATAGCAACAATCTTATGTCCTGGGGAAGCATGAATGCAACCTTTGACAATTGGGTCGTCACGAGGAATCTGCTGCATATTCAGTTTTCCACTCGATGAGAGGCGTCCTGAGGTTGTTCCGTGCAGATTAAAGTTGGTCCGTAAGTGACCGTCTCTATCGAGCTGAGGAATAATTTTATCAAGATATGTATTCTTGATTTTAGTCTTTTTGCGAACGTCGAGAATCAAACGAGGAATCTCGTGCTGTAGCGATAATTTTTCTAATACTTCCGAGTTTGTTGAGTGCTCTCCCTTTTCAGTCTTGATACCAGTAGGTTCAAGATTTGCAAAGTCAAAAAGCAACTTACGAAGCTGAATGACACTGTTGGGGTTAAACTCCTTACCTTCGGCTTGTTGAAAGGCTACTACAGCTTCGTGAGCCTGGAGATTCTCTACTGCTTTTGTAATCTCTTCGAGCATCAGATCTTGACCGGCAAGCAGTCGATCACGGCTAAAAGGTACTCCAGCGTCTTGAACGTCCATTAAAAATCTACAAGCTGGAAGAAGAATGTTTCTATACACTCTCATCAGATTGGGATTTCCCTTCTTCAGAGCTTTCTCGAACTTCTCAAACAGCATAAATGTAGCGCAGGCATCAATTGCGGCATAAGTCTTCATTACTTCAAAGGGAATCCACTCCCACTTAAAGTCATCTTTCAGTACACCGTGAGTCTTTCGATACTCTTCCATCCACTGATACATTGGCTTTTCATAATCACCATAGTCTGTATACTTCATAGCGAGCATCTTCAGACCGTGAGTGCCTGGATTCTCGTCAATCATATAGTGCATGAGCATTGTATCTTCAAAGGCTTTGAGCTTTACATTGAAATGATACTCAAACATCGGAATGTCGAACTTCGCGTTATGGAATACCATTCGCTTCTTGTCGAACATCTCCTGCATCTTCTCTTCTACTTCATCGTCAATAACGTCAGCGTTAATATAGCATCCACTATCCGGCTGCCCACAAAGGGAAATGCCAAGAATATGACCATTACGGGGATATAGACCAGTAGTTTCGGAGTCAATCCCGATAAAATCGTAGGGTGAGTCAATGCAGCTCTGTATATACGCCAGAGTCTCGTCTTTTGTATCAATCCCAACAAACTTCTCATCATTGATGTCTGCCTTCTTTTTTGTGCCTGCAATGTATCCTAGAATATTATTCTTGGCATCATCCCAGGTCTTCTTGGCTTCAGGCTTAAATGCAAGCATTGCTGGATTGATTGTAGGAAGAAACTTGTCATCTACAATCGTACCGGCATATTGCATTACCTGAGTAACCTTTGTGTAGAACTTGAGCGGTTCTGAGCCAATGAGAATTACCCACTCATAGGCATCGGGGTCAAACTCCAAATCTACATCTTTCTTTAGCACTTTTGCAAGATTGGGGTCTGAAGTAAGAGAGAAACGATCGAACTCGAACTCATTATCGAAGAGTCGAACATAGTCGTTTCTACTTGGTTTTGTTTCAATCACGGCTACACTAGCCATAGAGCTTTCTCCGTAGTCCTGTTACTTGTGGCTGTGCGAGGGAACCAGGGTCACCAGATCTTAGACTGATTACCCGCACAGGAAAATCTTTAGCGAGTTTCTTGACGTGTTCGGCGGCTTGCTCTCCTGCTTGGTCTGCATCAAACAGAAGGTCAAGCCCCGTCACGCCAGAAATTTTGAGATAATTAAACTTTGTTTCATTAAAATTTTTTACACCAAAACAACAGATGGCGTTGTCAAGTCCTTTGTCATGCAGATTGAGCATATCAAATATACCTTCCACGAGAATGACACGCCCCTGAAGTGGGCGAACTTGTGGAAACAGAGGTAACTTGACCCCGCTTGGGTAGAACATATACTTATTATCGAGTGTTCCCATCTCATCTCGTCCCTGGAAACATACAATCCTACCGCTTGCATCTGTAATTGGGAAGTTGATTCTACCAATAAAGTGGGTATCATGATGCCGAAATGCGTTAAACTTTCGATAGGTTTCTGGTTTGATATCTCTCCAGTTTCCTAAATACGGCATGTAGTTATCAGGCATTGACAGTCCTACTCCTGAAGAACGTATATTAGACAATAATCTTTTCAGTTTTTCCCGTCGTATTTCTGTCTCGCTGTAATCTACATTGTAATGTCGAAAGAGACTACCCTTGTAGCCACAAGAGAAGCAGTGAAAGACACCCAGCACTTTATCAATTCTCATACTTGGGTTTCGATCTTCGTGTTCTGGATTAAGGCACTTAATCAGCACATCCTTGCCGGACAGCCGATAGTAAATACCTCTCTCTTCAAGTAGGTCTATGACTGCACTCACCAGTTATGCACCACGTTTGCCATTATGAAAAAGCACGTAGCAAAATTAACGCCCACAATAAGAGTGCGTAGCATTGCAACATAGTTATCGTAAGGTTCCGTTTTGTCATCAGAGAATCCACCTAAAGCATATTTCCAGATAGTCCAGAATTTTTTCATAGCTCGTATACTTCCTCAGAAGGACCGTCATCATCCTTTGGCACATATCCTGTTTCAGGACCGATACGAAGAGATGCCCAATCCATCGTA